AACCCCTTTTGCCTCGCTCAAAATATATTGCACTAATTGGTTAAACTTCATACAATTATTTAGTATTACCCGACAAAGAACATTGGCGGCTCAGCATCTCCAAACCCTGGTGCCCCTTCATATAGTTTAGTTTCTAATTCTTCTTTTTCTTTTAACCCCTCAGCTAACATATCAGCGTTAATTGAACCTCCACCGAATAGAGTAGTCCCAGAAAATTTACCTCTTATTCTACCTAAAACAATTTTTGTTAAAGCTAATGAATACTGATACACCCATTGTTCTTTAATAATATCTTTTAAAGGCCTTTCAACATAGCATTGAATCACCCCATAATATTGTGTGCTGCTATCACGACTAGATTTTGGTTGCGGGTATAACCTTAAGATTTGTGTTCTATCATCAAAATCATATGAAGGTTTTGTAGCTAAAAGCTTCTCTCTCATCTTTAACCAATCTTTTAATACATACCAGCTAATTAAATCAAACCCGTAATTACCCATTGCATAACTAAAATATGTTTGTTGAGCTAATGTTTGCTCAATCGTAAACAATGTATTGATACCAGTTGTTGACCCTTCTTCAAAATCTACAACAGCTATAACTTTTCTATAATCCATAACATCGTAATCAAAACTATTTAAAAATCCTACCCCTGTATTTTGAACTGCATCCCCTAATAACGTTATAGAAGTTTGAACACTTTGAGTAAAATATTGTTTTAACGCAACATTTTGATTCGTTATGTAATTATAGATTGTAGAATCAATAACTTGGTTTGCTGAAGTGCCGCCAATCAGCGTAGCTGATATCGATGACATTGATGTAAAATAAGTACCTGGTATTGAACTTGTAGCAATAAACACATTACTATCATTGTTTATATATTTTGAATACTGCGGGTTTGCGTTTTTATTTTGTATTTGCTGAGCAAAAGTATCAGACACTTTAGCGGTAAATAAGGCATCAAGCTTCATACCGTAATCCTTAACATACATATCACTATTAAACACCATATACTCGCGAGTATAACCAGCAAACTTTGCAAACATTTCACTAGCTATACTAATGTTTTCATATAGCTGATCCCTATGAACTTCAACGTTTATATAAGGGTAACCGAGTGATCTTAGTATTCTATCAGATAACCTGTCGAACGATGTGATCTTTGAAGAAAGATTAGTGCTTTGAAAAGCCGAGATAGGAGTGATATCGCAACGTGCCATTTCTTTTATTTATTAAGCTGGTGGTGCTGCTGCAGCAGGAGGTGCTTCAGTAGTATCTGCTGGGGGCACTTCTCCTTCAGGAGGAGCTCCGTCAGCTGCTGGTGATCCAAAAGATGGCGGTGCTGCAGACCCGCCAGGGGTACTACCTGAAGCATCTGCCGGTGCACCACCAGCGCCGCCGCCTGATATCATTTGTTCTCTCCAATTTGGCCCACCTGCAACAATTTGAGCTAATTCCCACTCGAGTTCTTTATCTTTTCTTAAGAACTCTCTGTTAGCCTTAACATCAGTATCGCTCCAACCGAGATATTTTTTCTGCGAATATGTTGATGATATGGTTTGATTGGCTACTAAACTTGTAAAATTATTAACTTTAAGTTCTAATTTTTGATTTTCTCTTAACTCATAAAAATTGGTCGGTACATTAAATTCAAGATAAAAATTCTGCTCTTTTATATTTAACTTATCAGATATACCTTTTAATTTTAAATGTGTTAAAAATCCATTTTTTAACCCGTTTGCAAAGTTCTGTTGTAATCTAATAATAAAACGCGCAAACTTTAATTCTTCTCTCAAAATTTCATTACCGTCTTTAAATACGCTTTCTGTATTAAGCCTATTTGTAGGCACTTTTAATGCCTTATAAAGTTTATTTACAAAGTACATTAAGTCAGTAAGCTCGCCTAAATTAGCACCGCCCGCTAATTGAGTAACTGAAGTGCCTTCACTACCGGCTCGTTTTGCAAACCAAAAACTATCTAACATTGATTGCGGGTTAAATTTTTGAACTGGTCCAGATTGTGTACTATCAAATGTTTTCTTACTCCAATACTCTTGAATTAATTTACGTAAATATGCTTCAGCTTTAGGAGGGGCCATATTACCGACATCAACATTAAAAACTAACCGTTCTGGTGCTCTTACTAACCGGTATATGACAATACTATCTTCGATTAAAGAAAGTTGCCTATAAGCCCGTCTTGCGTTTTCAATAAAAGGTAATCTAAAAGTCTTATCTTGATTCCAAATACCTGAACTTACATATGTTATTTGATTTTTATCCATTGGGATAAACTCAAACTTTTCAACCTTATTTGGTTTGCTTGGATCAAAAATAGGTTTACGTAATATGTATCCTTTTATAATCATGTTTTGAATATTATCAAAAATTGGATCGATAAGTTCACCAGGCAATTGAACGGCACCTAAAATACCTTCGCCTGGAAAAGCTTTATGAATTACATGTTCAAAATATACTTCCCCTTCAACTAATAATTGTCTAAAATATTCCCACCCTTTACGCTCTAATTCAAAATTCTGAACATACTTATAAAACTCCCCTAACACTGTATTTTTTTCATGATCTTCTAAATCTAAATTTTTAAATACAAGCTTTACAATCTCCCCACTATCATTCTTATTAATACATTCATCGCAGATTTCATCTAAACATTCTGAAATTTCTGAAAAGGCTGCCATTACTCTATAATCCATCATACGAGGGCCTTTATCAGCCTGTATATTAGCGTATACTAAATCGTTATATATACCACCTTTAGCTATTGAACCAGAAGGAGTATTGTTATAATCATTATCGTAAAATATGGATTGTCTAGCTAAAGCTTCTGTTCTTCTTGAACCAGTATCTTGAAAAGTCTCGTATTTAGGATTTAATTGCGCAAGTACAGAATTTAAATCTAACGTTTGATACGGTAATTTATTAGCTAAATTTTTAAAGAAACCGCTTTGATTGAAGCTTTTATTGTCTTGAGCCATTCAATTATTTAATACTATTCTACGGTAATTCTATTACCATATATTAAACGATAGCTAAGTACGTATTAACTGGCTGAAATGCGCTCAAGTATGTTTGGGCTGATGTACTATAACCTGCCGGGTTGAAAGGTACAAATACATTTAAACTATTAGGTAATCCAAAATTCCTATTTAATAAAGGTAAATTAAATGTTAGTATATTATCATTTATAACATTATAAGCTGGTATTATTTGACCATTTAAATCAGGCTGTCTAGTGAATCCATTAACTGCAGTAACAGCAGATGTATATACTGTCGGATTATTAGACGATAATAAAAGTCCTTGCAACTTTGTAAAGTTAGTGCCATATAGCATAACTACTCCCGTAGTGCCTACTGTTAGAGTGTAATTACTATCCACTAATACACTCTTATAAAACCAGTTTGATATAGTAGGTGTTCCAGACACTTCTTTAACTTCTAATTCATTTATTAAACCAGATGATACGGGGAAAGTATATGTGTTGCCAGACAATTCATCATACCCAGTTAATATATTCTCAGCATAGAAATTCTCTTTTATGTAATATATATTATTAACAGCATTATCAGCGTCTTTAAATAACCAGCCTTTAATAGTAAAAGATGTATCAGCTGTAATACGTTGTTTATCTGTACCGGTTAAATCTACCGGATACTCTATAGCCATTTCACCGTTCCATAAAACTTCACTTCTTATTTCTTGCAACTGCCCTAGCCCCAAATCATTAGGCATCTTCCAACTAATTACTACATACGGGTTTGAATACGGTATAAAATTACTTAAAATTTGATCCATGTCTGTTTGAAACCGAGTAATAATAGACATTTTAATTGAAATATTAATCGGTATAGGTGATTTTAAATGTGCTGAATCTTTATTATTTTTATTATAATAAAACCCATCTAATTTATTAAACACTCGAGTACTGTCTCGGGATATACCGTCAATTGATACTGCAACTGCAGGCATGGTCATCGTTTTTCCGGTGTTAATAATATCATATAAAACTCTCTGCTTAGGAGAGTAAACATATCTAACACTAATTCTATCTTCAATTGACCGGTCTATATTATATCTTTTGATGACAATATCGTCGAACGCAGTAACAAATTGCGTCAATATGTCTTTAATCTCAAAATAATAAGGCGATTTCTTCATTATCGTTTCATATGTTTATTAAGAACTTTTAATAAACCTAATTTTCCTTCTATTTGATCTTTGTTTTTTAATTTATGTATTTCGGCTTTTACTTTATAATATAGTTTATTAAGTTCGCCGCGAGTCATTTTACCGTACCCATTTATAACAACTTCTTCCTCATCTATACTAACCCCTTGAGAAACACCAGCTGGACTAAATTTAGATGCTGACCCACCCGGTAATTGGCTAGTATTTGTAATAGGACCGTAACTATTTTTATAATCATTAGAAGGTGATTGTTTATAATTACTAGGCTTTCTTTGTTGATCATACCCTATCGCACCTTGACCTGAGGACATTTCTAGTATAAGGTTATTTTTATACACTTCAAATATTTTTTTATACTCGTCCATATAACTATTTATAAAAAAACCCGAGCGTTAAACTCGGGTTTTAATTGTATATAATAACCTTTAACCCATAGCTTGACCAACTCGACGTCTATCTTGATCACAAATATAACTACCGCCTAACGCTGCTGTATTAAGACAAAATACTTGAGTTGTAGTACTAACAGATGGCATTGTTGAGGTAGGACTTGCTGTATTATTAACTTCAATTGGCATTCTTGCATTTGCACCTGCTGATGTACCAGATAATGCTGTTGAACTTAACGTCCAATACACTGAACCAATTTGAATACCTGATGCGCATTCTTGACCTGTTGCAGTCAAACTGTATCCAATAGTATTATAACCGTCTAAAGGATCGACATAAAGTTTAAATGGGAAAACTGAATCGACTGTCGTCCCGGCATAATAACTAAAAACACCGTTTTGATTAGTAATGTAAACTACCCCGCCATTATACGTCGATTGAACAAAAGACGAATCTAATAGATAGGCTGTTAACCTTTCATTAAGGGTTTGATTGAGTCTGACTGCGGGGTACGCACCAGTGGCAGTATTGTTAGCAGCGATAGCAGATAAAGCTACTAATCCGCCGCGGCCATTTAAAGTGTTAGCTCCGGCGCCTGTTTGATTTTCAATTGTAATAGTTCTAGTAAATCCCATATATTATATTTATATAATAGTTAATTATTTTTTACCATTTATTAACAGGACACTTAACATTTAATAGTTTAACTTTATTATCCATAAAACATCCACATTTACCACATCTTGTTTGCTCTGGTATAAAAAACTCACAACTTTTGCAAATCAATAATCTAGTTACAACCAAATCGTCATTTGCAAAAACATTACCTGTAGCAATAGCGCCTGATAATACACTTGATGCGGAGTACAGTAAATTACCTATCATTGTAGGGACTGACGGTATCTTAGAAGTACCTATACTCATATATCTATTTTATATAATATATAATATATTAAATTCTACCTATTATTCAGGCATGCCTGGTCGAACAATGGGGTATATAGCTTTAATATACTGTGCTGCTAGTTGATCGCTCATCTGCCCACCGTAAATTTTCTCTGCAATTAATGCACAAAATCTAGCACATACATTATCAGCACTGTGATACTGTGTATCATCTTGATCAATATCATCTATATCCTCATCTTCAGACATTTCATCATACATAAAATTGTATGCTGCCATATAGATTTCATCTCCACTGGTTGAATTCCAACGAG